GTATTCCTCTATCCCCTCCACACTTCCCTTAACCTCTTGTTTATTGATTGGTTCTACTGGAGGCAAGGCATCATCTGTTTCCTCATCAATCCTTCCAACTATCTTAACATAGTTGTTTTTATAAACATTCCACTCATAACCTTTAATCTTCATGTATTCTGCCATTTCCTTATGGTCTTTAAATCCTTCTTGCTTGGCTATTACTTTAGGGTCCATTCCATCTTCCTCGAAAGCTGCAATAATGCTGGCTACCTTGGTAGGTGCATAGGTTTTAGGATCTGGTTTTTCTATCCTAGTTTCCATTGGGTAGTATTGGCCCTCCTTGCTGTCATACCTAAAGTTCTTTCTTCGCATATACATATCAAGGCTTTTGTAGTTTTTATAGTTAAACTCTTTAGCCACTTCGTCTCTGGTCTTAAATTTTAGCATTTTAATAATTTTATTAACCTTGTCATTGTAAATTGGTTTTTTCATTGCCTTTCCCCCTCCCTATAAAAGATTGACTGCTTCACTAAGCTTATCAGTATCCTGATGTAGGTATCTTGAAGTAACCCTTAAGCTTGAATGGCCCAAAAGTTTCTGAATACTAACTACTGAAGCTCCCTTTTCTAATAAATTGGTGCCAAAAGAATGTCTTAACACATGGGCTGAAACATCTTTCTTCCAGCCTAATTTATGAACGGCATCCTTAATTAATCGATTAATATAGCTTGCTGAAACCCTTCCTGTTGTTCTAATTGCAAAGAAGTAACCTAGTTCTACCTCTACATCTCGAATGTTTTCTAGGTAGTTGGTTAGGATTTTGTGGAGCTTTTCATTAATAGGCACATCCCTGTCTTTTCCACCCTTACCATCAATGATGTGCAGTATTTTGTCTTCTAGATCTACATCCTTAAGCTTTAAGTTTATTATTTCCGAAACTCTACCCCCGGTATAAAACATGGTTTGAACTACAGTACGAATTACTGGATGTTTAATAGTAGCTGCCAGTTGTTCAAATTCTTCCTCGGTGATAAACTCCCGTTCTTTTTGTTTAACTTTTACTGGCTCTAAAAGGCTAGCGATATTTTTAGGGCAGATATCCTTTTTCACACAATAGTTATAAAAGCTTCTTATGATATAAACTGAACGGCTTCTACTGGCAGAGGAAATTCCCCTTTCTTTTTCATAAAGCAGATAATCTTCTATGTCCTGCAATTTAATATCTTCTACATAGACCGGGCAGTTGTGTTTAATTGTCAGGAAATTATTAAAGTATCCTAGCTCAAGCTCATAGCCTCGGATGGTTTCATGGGAGCGGTCAATCAGCTCCATGTATTTTGTAAAGTCTTCAATTGCTTGATTTAACAGCATTTTTCTCCCTCCTTATTGATTGGTATTAGCATGTTACCGTTACATTTCATAAACATCAAGTCATATTTCACTAATAATTACCTTTTAATTTCCATAAGGAATTTAAGGTTATAAAGGTAAAAAAAATAAGCCCTAAGAGTTTTCTAAGGCCTAAAGATCATAATTGTAGCATCAAAACCAGCCTTCTTTAATCTTTCCACCTGCTTTTCTGCATTTTCCCTAACTGCATAGGAGCCTGCCATTACTCTGTATAATGTTTGGCTGGTTTGCTCCTTGGGTGGTGAAGTGGATGAAGTATATTTAATCCCAAGTTGGGATAGGATTGCTTTAGCTACAGCTATTACTATTTCACTCCTTTTGCTATCAAACAGTTGGTTATCTTTGGTGTTATCAATAAAGCCAACTTCCACCAATACCGCTGGGGCTTTGGTTTCCCTTAACACATGGAAGTTTGCTGTCTTAACCCCTCGGTTAGTAAAGCCCACACCCACTAATGCAGTTTGAATCTTGTCTGCTAGGGCTTTAGCCTTTGCACTTGGATATAAGTAAGTGTAAGTTTCTACTCCCCTAGCCTGCTCCGGTTTAAAGGCATTACGGTGGAAAGAGATGAAGTAATCACAGCCTTTACTGTTTGCAAAATCGCTCCTAGACTTAAGGCTAACGGCGGTGTCACTAGTTCTAGTTTCATCAACTACTATGCCATGTCTTCTTAGTTCAGTTGTCACTTCTTTTCCTAGTTTTAATACATCATCTTTTTCTTTTCTTCCTCTATATACAGCCCCTGGATCAGATCCGCCATGGCCATAGTCTAAACATATCCTAGTCATTCTTTCCATCCTCCTTTTTAAGTTCTCTAAATACTATCTTTAATTGTTCCGGCACTGGAAGCCCAATTCTACTGACATTTTCAATAATGCTTAAACCCTCATTGGAAAGATAGAAAAAAATCACAGCAGTTCGCACTGCACTGCCGTTTTTGATAATGTGGAAATCCACGATATGGCCGATTCCCACCAAGGTAAAAATAAGCACCTTCTTGAAGATACCCTTAAAGCCAATATTACTGGATAGTTCTTTCTCAAGGAAAGCTGCCATAAAGCCAGTAATATAATCAGCAACCACAAAAGCCACTAAAGCATAAAGGAGCCCATCAAGGCCCCCTAAAAACCAGCCGATATAACCACCGATGGCTGCAAAGATTAATTGTAAGGTGTTTATAAAGTCTTTCATGTAATGCTTCCTCCTCTCAAACATAAAAAAGACACCTGCGTGTGGTGCCCTATCTAGTGCTTTCAATTTTCATTTCTTGAAGGGTAGACTTAAGTTTCTGGATAAGGGTTGGTGTGTTTTTTCCAAAGGTGACATTTAACTTAAAGCCACTAACTTCGTAAACCTCCTCCACTTCTGCTATTCTAACATCCATGACTATTCTCCAATCTTTATTTTGCACCGTAACAATATCCCCTACATCCCAATCCTTTCCATATTGAAATGGACCGGTAGGCAGTACCTCTGATTGAAAGGATAAAACTCTTTTGTGCCCGGCTAGCTTTGCCTCACCTCTTGCTGGCAAATCAACTGGATTTTCAATATCTCGGGCATCTACAAAAATGACATGTTTATCAAGACCTGTATCCTTACTACCCAACATAACAATTTCCCGCTTTGCCCCTTCACCTTGTCCAGCCACTATCGCATAGTTTCCAAAGCCAATTAAACTATCTATAAATTCTTGGCTTTTTATGTTATCAAACTCTGGTGAAAAGATAACAGGAGGGTTAATATTCTGGCTTACTGAAAAATCCCTTCCACTATATATGTCAAATATCCACTTCTTTAAATTGAAGTCAGGATAGATATACCAGCCTAGATTTGTCAGCCTACTTATCTGTTCCAGTTCATCACATAGGTTTTTATAGCGACTTTGCCATCTAATTTCTGGGCCTCTATTCTTAGTTGGTGCAATAATTAAATCAGGGAATTCCATACCGGAAATATCTTTACAATTTCGCTGGACATAGTGTTTCATCACCGTTTCCCCATCACCTTCCTGGATGTCCTGGGCCTCACCGACAGGCGGGATGATAATGCGCTGACTGGTTATAACCCCTAAAGTATATCCTCTAACCGTTAGAACCTCACCACCCCTTTCATCAGATTTAATCTCCCTGTGACGGATGATGGCGGTTTTATATTTATCTGCCCCTAGCATAATTAAATTATTGATTTGAAGCTTATCGGCATTTTGTACCTTGCGATTTAAGACTAGCTGAAACTCTCCTGGCAAGTGGTATCTCCGAGAAAAAGTAAAGGAGAGGTAATTGTCTACCTCCCCTTGTAAATCTAATGATGAACTTAATATTCTAATTGGTTTCATAAATTTCATCCCTTTACCAATATCATTTACTGCTGAAGAGCTGCTAATTTATCCGCCACTTGTTGATAATACCTTTCAGGGACATCATTGATTTCATTAAAGCCTAATTTTATTTTTGTAAACCAAAGCATAATCATACATCTACTCTCCTTTCAGCTTAGCAATTTCTAGTTTTAAATCCACTATCTCTTCTAGTACCAATGCAAGGGTTTCTGCCACTATCTCATTGTCCTCTAAAATGTAAGCAGCTGTTAGTGCCACCTCGTTAACATCTGCCCTTATTGCCGGTATCTTTTCTACGTCCCTTTGGATTAGTTTTAGGTTCTGCACCTCACTTAAGGGTCTTGGATTATAAAGTTTCATTAATCAAAAGCACCCCCAATCCCATCTAAATGGACTTCCCCTGTTTCATCCCCTCGTTCAATTCTAATTTTAAAGGAGATTCCCCATTCATCTGCTGTCTTGACTTTGTTTTCAAAAGGGTAGGGGAATCCCTGTAATACCATTGTTGTGGCATTCTCCCAAGTAGGATTATCATCAAAAGCATTATTGCACACCTCAATAAGTGCATTAACCGTAACTGGTATCGCCCCATCCAGATTAAGCATTATGCGCCTAGCTGCTACATCTGTTACAAAAGGAGTCTTTAATCTAATATCAATAGCCGTTTCTTTACGCATAATAGGGAACGATTCTGTTGTAATACCTCCCTTGCCATCATCTGCAATAACTTCACAATTGACAGTTGTATTAATCCTGGTTTTAATCCAATCTAAATCACCTGGGGCATAAGTAAATGTTCCGCCCTCTGTTATGAAGCTTCTAATTGTGATGCCATCAATTTTCTCGGTAACCGTTATTGTGTCCCCATCTGCATCGGAAACTGTATATTCAAATATCGGTTTTTCCTCGTATATACCAGTGGGAGGGTTACTCACCATAATTTCTGGTGGTGTGTTAGCTAATTCGCCCTTAACATACCAGTATCCAGTTGGTGAATGATACCCATCATCAGGATAGGTGCCGTCTTCTGCAATAACCTCCTCTATAAAACTACCTCTAGATCTTGATGTCACACTTCTTCTTATACCTACTGTTCCATAATTACCCGTACCTGAATCCAAAAATCTATATACGTCTGCACCCCTAAATGTATCCCCATTCCTAAAATTAGAATATACCTTGGTGCCAAAGTTACCCTCATTGGTAATGGTTATATATGACCCTGCTTGCGAAATTCTATTATTAGAAAATGAATAACTGGAATATCCACTGCGGCTTTTAACTGGGGTTGGTGCAAAAAATGACTTCGATGGAAAACTCTCTGAAACACTGCTCCAACTGCCATAATTCTCCCTCACACTATATTTCAAATAAATATACTCTGCCATTTATACCACCAACCTTTTAAGTGCTGCATTATAATATCCTTGGATCACATCAAAGGCATCAATAGTATCGAAGCTATCACTAAAGTGATTTGCGGTAAAACCATCTATCAGGGCAGATCTAAATGTTCTAAACTCAGTTTGGATATTTTGCGCCATCGTATATACTTCGTTAAACTGAGACCTGGTTACTAGATTTGTGTTATCCTGCACTTCATCAAACCATATTTTCCATTCCGCATAAAATTCTCCGCTTGGTTCTGATATTTTTTCTTCTACCCAATCATCCCAAATCTTTAAAAAACATCTTAATTTTAGCTGTAATTCATTAACAAACTCGTCATAAATTATATTTGATTGCCCTTTTTTATGTGTCAAGTAATTAGACCATTCATTAAATACCGCTGTAGTGTCTATCTGATCAAAAAGATGGGTGACTATACCACAGACTTCATTATTTAATCTTTCATCTGTAATTTGAAAGGCCTCAATGAAAGACTTGCCGGCAATAATTTCTACCTGTGCTAGCGATATTTCATAAATATTTTCATTCCTTGTAAGTTCAGGAGCCTTTGGTTCTTCTGCTGGCTTTCCCTTTAGGATAAAGGCCTTTACATACCGTTTGTCCAGCCTCTTATCAAGCCTTATAACTACCCGGTCAATTCTATCCAGAGCAGGGTCAGCCGGATCTAAGGTAAGTTTTAAAGGTTCGGTATCAATTTTATAAAGATACCCATCCAGCCAAGCATAGCCCTCTTTAATCTGCACACTCATATCTGTGCCATTGCAAACCACCTGCAGATTAGTCCCGCCATTAAAAATACCGCTAGATACTAGCTGCCTAAAATATTCGGCAAACTCATCAGCGGTATAATACCTCTCGTCTTCTCCATCTACACTATCAAAAAACATGTATTTCTCAGCCATAATCTCACCTCTTCCTAAAGACCTATATATCTATTTCTCCACTTAACCAACACCCTAGTTTTAATGCTGTCGTTGTTGCTCTCATAACTTAGGATATTTTCACCTGGAACTAAACTCCAAAACACACTATCCAAATCTATATAGTGGAAAGCATTCTCTCCATTTACTTTTACATACTTTTCTCCAAATTTAGTAGAGATAGTTAGTATATCATCCTCTCCTAGCTCCTTATTAATCCTTATAAACTCTCTTGTGGTTTGGTTTATTACTGTAGGATTAATAGCTGGACCTTTAAATTCTATTTTAACTGGTGTAGCTACATCTCCATCATTAATACACTTTCTTTTAAAGCCCCTGTATGAAAATGTGGTAGGTAACTTTAAATTAAACTTAATTCCACCCATTAAATATGACATTTCTTTACTTTCGTAAAAAGGCTCTAACCAGAAGGGGTCATGGCAGATTAGGTTTATTAAATATTTTTGATAATATATTCCCCTGTTTCCTTCGCTGCTTGGAAAGAAAGGTGTGGACTCTGCTATGGCTTTTATTTCTTTCCCTTGGTATAGAAGAGCCACTTCCCCTAATTTTGGGTTTAATACCTTTTGCATTTTTCTTTTACACTCAAGCACCATATTAGGATTATTTTTAGTGATAATCATCCCTTCAATGGAGATGGCTCTACTGTCTAATGTATTATCTATATAAGTTAATCCATCTTGATTGGGTGATTTTTGATTTTCTATATCTACTCCTAGGTTTGTGTCAATCTTTTCTAAAAAGTATGGTGCCTGGTTACCTAGGGTAATACTTTCACCTTTTTTATTTGTGATAACTACATTCAAGTAATCCACCTCCTACCATTCAAGAGCTAATTCTCTTGATGCATTTTTAATTCTCCTAGCGGTTTCTGCCGGGGTAAGGGGTGCAGGGCTATTAATAGTGATATGTTGGTGAATATCTCCTCTTCCTTGGCCTAAAATCTGTTTAGTTTCGTGGTCATTATATATCCTTGCCCCTCTTGGAAGTGCCACTAATTCAGGGCCCAGTTCTCCTACCATAGTAAGACCTCCGGGGAAGAAGCTAGTTCCACTAAAGTTTGAAGCCGCTCCACCACCAGAAGTAACTGTCTCTATAACCCTAGTAATAGTTTCAGTAATGCTAAAAACCTTTTCTTTTACGCTGGTAGCATTCCATTCCTTGATTTTATCAATAGCACTACCTATAGCACTTTTAACCCTACCTAAAGATTCACTAACTTTATCAGCCATAGATGAAAATTTGCCTCCGGTGATTTCATCCATGGTGCTTAAAGCACTATCCCAAACCCTTTTATAGCCCTCAGTGTAAGTGCCAATTAGCCCTTTAATCCCGCCCCCATGTTCGTCAATCTTATTTTGAATGGCTCGCCAGCTTTCTGCTGTTTTAGATTTCAAGTTCTCCCAGGTTTCATGGGTTTTAGTTTTAACCTGATCCCAGGTAGTGCTGACATTAGTTTTAATGGCAGATACGGTTTCAGCGGTTTTGGTTTTGATATTATCCCATTTCTCGCTCATGGTGGATCGGATATTTTCCCATTTCTCTGATGAGTCTTCCTTTATCTCTTCCCATCTGTTTTTAACATCTTCTTTTATGGCTCTAGCCTTATTTGCTATATCATCTTTCATAACCTGCCACTTAGTCTTAATTTCTCCAGTTTCCCAATCAACCTGGTTTACATGTTCTTTAGCTTGAGCCTTAGCTTCATCTACTACTTTTTTATGCATTTCCTCTGCCTTTTTAATAGTTTCATCTTTTTGACGAGTAGCTTCTTTAATTAATTTATCAGCCTGCTCTTTTGTTATAGTACCTGCTTCATCCCTTTGACGGATGATTTCTTTTACCACTTCGTTGTACTGCTCATTAGCCGCTTTAATAGTTTTATCCTTCTGCTCTAAACTGTTTTTCACCACTTCGGCAGCTTGCTTTGCAGTAATTTCTCCAGCTTGAGCTTTCATTCTTTCCATTATGGCTTTGGCTTCTACTTCGTTTTCTGACAGCACTTTAATACCTGTATCTACCATTTTCTTTTGGATAGCATTGATTTCTTCCTGCTCAGCCCTGGTTAAAGCCCTTTTTTCATTTGAAGCCCTATCTAATATTTCCTTAACCTTAGCCTCACCATCAGCTATAGTTTGTTTTCTATCTTCATAGCCTTTTTGCATATTATTTAGGATTGCGTCCTGTTCTTCCTGAGAAAGGGAAGTGCTGTTATTTACAAAATCTTGAATTTTAGATAATGATTCCTGATGGTGTTTATCTAATCCTTCTTGAATTTGACTGGCCATTTTAGAGAAATTCCCACCTATTGTTTCTGCCATTTCTTTAGTAACTTCCTGACCGCTCCAGGATAATTGATTTAAAGCTAGAGTTGCTTCATCGTTTAATTCTAAAAATCCTCCTACTGCTTTTTGTGTTGCTTCAGATACTTCATCTCCAAATAGTTCTATTGCAGGAATACTATCCTTTGAAAGATGCTTATATAAAGCTACTCCCGCTACTGTAGCAGCTCCAATGCCCAGTACCCAAGGATTAAGAAGTAATGCCCCGGCTTTGGCGGCTAAACCTGCAGCACTAAAGCTTGATGAAAGTGTTCCTGTAGCTGTAGCCATAGCTCCTGTTGAAGTAGAAGCCACAGCTGCCTTTAAGGAAAGCTTACTTAAAAGCCCAATAATAGAGCCAATGCTACCTACAAGTTTTCCACCGATTAATAAAAGTGGACCGATGGCAGCAGCTAAAGCAGCGACCTTTACTATAGCTTCTTGGGTAGTCGGGCTAAGATTTGCAAACCAATCCACTGCCTGTTGAAGCATTTCTACTAACTTTTGCAAATGAGGAACAAGAATTTCATATATCTGTATCCCTACACCTTCCAAGGCAGATTTTAGTAGGATAATTTCCCCTTGAAGATTATCCTGCATCACATCAGCCATCTCTTTGGCAGTGCCGGTATAGTTTCTGGTGGCCTCGGTTAATTTAGCGTAATCTTCCTCACTGGCATTGATGATGGAAAGCATTCCAGCCATTGCTTCTTTGCCAAAGATGGTGGCTGCATACTGGGTTTGTTGTTCTTCAGTGAGATTGGCAAATTTAGTTCTTAGCTCATCCATTACATCTTTAAAGGGCAGCATTTCACCATTGGTATCAGTGATGGATAAACCTAGCTCATTCATAGCTGTTGCCATTTTATTTGTAGGATTGGCTAGGTTTGCAATGGCAGTTTTAAGGGAAGTTCCTGCCTGGCTTCCTTTAATCCCTGCATTGGCCATTAATCCCAGTGCTAAGGCCGCATCCTCTGCACTATAGCCCAATGCACCAAAGAGGGGAGCCACATATTTAAAGGACTCCCCAAGCAGGGCCACATTGGTATTCGAGTTGGAACTTGCACTGGCTAAAAGATCTGCAAATCCTGAAGCCCCTTTTGCTTCCATCCCAAAGGCTGTAAGGGCATCGGTGACAATATCAGAAACTAAACCTAAATCTTCCCCACTGGCGGCAGCTAACATCATAACCCCATCAAGGCCGTCTAGCATTTGAGTTGTGTCCCAGCCGGCCATAGCCATATACTTTAGTCCTTCACTGGCTTCTGTGGCAGAAAATTTAGTGGCAGCACCCATCTCCTTAGCTTTTTCCTGTAGTTTAATAAGGTCATCACCAGTTGCACCACTAATGGCTTGAACTTCACTCATCCCTGTTTCAAAGTCAGAACCTACTTTAACTGCTACAGCTCCCAGGCCCATTAAAGGTGCAGTCACTTTCATGGATAAGTCTTTACCCACCGCTTCCATTTTCTTGCCTATATCCTGCATGGATTTACCGATGGGTTCTAGGCTCTTAGAAAGCTTATACCAGCTGGAGGATTGGACTTCTATTTCCCTATTTAATTTCTTTAGATCCTGCTCCATATAGTTTAGCTGAGTTTTAGCTCTATTTAATTTTATCTCTAAGTCCTGAGTAGCCCTGGCATCTGCTCCTTTAGTTTCTACGGATTTTTGATGGGCGGCTTTAAGAGCTTCAACTTTCTGTCTTTGAAGTTCTGTCTGTTTTGTTAAGCTATCAGATCTTAATTTTAGGCCATCTAATTCTTTACCATGTTTACCCATCTCACTACTAGCTAACCTAAACTCCGATTGGACCTTTCTCATTTCCCGGTTTAGGTTACTGATACCGTTTTGAAAGCCAGTAGAGTCTAACCCTATTTTTACATTTAACTGCCCGATTTCTTTTGCCATTATCTCACCACCTTTGGGGCATAAAAAAAGCACCTATTACAAGTGCTGTAGTCTCATTAAATATATCAAACTATTCATGTTTTGCTTTTACGCTGTAACCATAATGAATTTGAGCGTGAAAGTAAAAAGCTAAGGTGCTAAAGTATGCTGTCTATATACACTTTCTCATTCCCTCGTTTTCGGTTAAGGAGTTTCAAATAATAGATAATATCCATGGAATCAATGTCATTTAGCGTCCAGCCCTGTTCTAAAAGAGTCAAGTACAATTGATCAATAAACTCTTGGGGCCCCATGGCATTCCCTTCTACTTTTTTCCCTTACCAGCCGTAGCCTCCCCTACCGCTCCCACTACTTCATTAATACATCTGGTAATAGTAGGAATTAAGTCTTTAGAAGCTAAACCATCGTAAAGCTCATCTCTAGTAAACTGGTTTCCAAAAAGCTCTACGATATAGTCCATCAGTTTATCTAGTTCCTCTGGGGAAATATTGTCGAAATTTATATCTTGTGATACAGCGATAGTTCTTCTTACCATTCTGGCACTAATAAAGCCAGCTGTGTAGCTTTTATCCTTACCATCAATCTTTAATGTAATATCCAAGGCTCATTCCCCCTTTCTAAAATTCAGGATCAGATCCCGCCCCACCACCAGGCACCTCATTAAACCAGGTATCTGCTCCTACAAAATCCTCGCTGTCCTCATCAGCAGTGTGTTTCCACTCACCATCATGAACTCTAGCCATAAAGGTAAACTTCACTTGAGGTGTTTTGTGTTCTACATTATCCTTTTTTGTGGAATAGTCCTCGGCCATTGGCTGGGCCACACCTTTTAGGAGCCACACATAGCGGTACTTGCCATTAGACTTTAAACTCTTAAAACCTAGGGCCAGATGAGGCGGGACATCAGTAGCCTTTTCAATCAGCACTCCGTCTTTTATTTCATTTCCTAGTATCTTAGCTCTAATTGTCAAAGGTAAATCTGCTGTCTCTACTTCCACATCAATCTTCCCTAGAGCAGATACTGATTCCCAAAGCTGGTCATCTGCATAAAGCTCCTGGGTATTAACTGCCGGGTTAATGGTGGCGTTAATTGCCCCTACCATGGCTTCCGGTACTTCATAAGCTAGATCTTCTTTAGTGTCCTTAGTTAAAATTGCAAAATGTAAATCCTTTAATCCTACTTGTGCCATTTACAGCACCTCCTTAAAAAATCGCATTGCTTTATGGTAAATCTTTAAATCATCCTCATAAAAATCATAAAAACTCTGCTTTCTAAACCCTGCCATTAACATCTTTTCATGGACAGTTTTAACTAGGTCTGTGTAATCGGTTTTACTCCACACATCAATTTGGACATAGTGGCCAGTAATAAATTCTTCATCATCGGCATGTTGCTCCGGTTTATCTAGGTAGGTGAAGAAGGTTATATAGGTATCGGCTTTACCGGTGTAGGTTTGAAAACTTACTGGCACATCAATGTCTTTTAGGGCCTGAAGTACTTCTCTATTTATGCTCATAACCCCAGCCCCTTTTTTAGTTCAGCCTCTATTACGGCTAAAGCTTTATCTTTAGACTTCTCATAGCCAGGAGCCATAAAAGGTTTAGCCTTCATTTTAACTGTGCCGAATTCTACAAACTTACCATAATAGCCATCTTTACCTGGGCCTACTTCCACATGCTTAATTCCATCTTTTGTTTTAACTCTAGAGGTTTCAATGCTTCTCTTTAAGGTGCCAGTCCTTATAGGAACTTCCACTTTAATGGCTTCCTTTACAATATCCCCAGCTTCCCTTAAGGCTTTATTTTCAATCCTGTTTCCTTTAGCACCTAGCTTTTCCACCTCAGCAATTAGATTTTCAATACCTTCTAATTCTAATTTAGCCACTGCCTACCACCTCCTGACCTTTAATTTCAATATAACGGTTTTGGTATTCGATATTATCAATAGATGTAATGTTATATTGTCTGCCCCTAAAAAGTATCCGCATAGAAGTATCTAAACCTTCAATATAACGAATAGTAAACTTTACTGTATTTTCTGCCTGAACAGCGGCAGCTACATAATATTCCCGGCCATGAAGATTAGTAACTTTTGCCCAAACTGTTTTAAAATCCTCCCAAGTTTCTATTTCAAAGCCATTTTCATTGGTGGTGATAGTGAATTTTTGCAAGGTAATGCGATGCCTTAAATCTCCTGGATTCATTCCACCACCTCCGGATAGCAGTAATTTAACTGAGCTAGAAGGCTTTCAATTACCGGTCTTATTTCCTCCCCCACTTTACCCACTACCAGCCCCCTGTTTTCATACCAGTCGGTAACTAAGGTAAGGCAAAAAAGTCTGGCAATATGGTTTGAATCATCAAAACTTCTTCCGGTGGCGTTTTTAAGGTAAATTTCAGCGGCATCGATTAAGGATTTTATTAAATCATCTTCCTCAGAACTATCCACCCTAAGATATGTCTTTGCTTCTTCTAAGCTAATAATCAAATCAATCCACCCCCAAAAGGGAAAGGAGCGAAACTAATCGCCCCTTAATTAGCTGTTGTGGAAATAGTAAGCTGGCCAAAGATTGCCGCTTCAGTATCCCATTTCACACAATCATCCCTCGTAATAGTTCTAAGTTCTGTAGTATCCCTTCTCCAAGCATCTCCACCAATATTAGTAGAAGCCAGTTCATAAACTCCCCTAGTAAATAGCACCATTAGCTCCTTAAAATTTCCTACAATAAAGGGAGCCTTAACAGTAGATGTACCAGTTGAAGGCAGCGTTCTATTAGATGCCACTACAATAGGTCTGCCCTTAAAGAGTTTCTTACCTGGCATAGTAATATCTTCTTGAAGCAGTGGCCTTCCGTTTTCATCATCCTGTTCATCTAGCCAGTGGAAGCCATCTTGGTTAGTGATAATAGTGCTGGATAGGCTGATGGCCGGATCTAAATCTACATTCAGTACTTTTTTAATAGCCTTCACATCTTTTAAACCTTTTTTACTTAGGCTGTTTAAGATAGCAATAATTAAACTATTTCTAGTTACCACATGCTTTTTGGCAATCCAGTTTGTTACATAGGCAAGGATATTCTGGTCTGTATCCTTTAATAACTCATTAGTAAGAGGTAAAAATCCAGCCCGCTTTACTAGTTTGTAGGTAACAGGGGTAAATTTAGGATTATCAAGTTCTTGAATTTCCCCATATTCATCCACCACTGCAAAGGGTACCATATCTTCGTCCTTTTCCAGCACCCTAGAGCCAGATAAAGTGTTCACCTTTTCTATTCGAATATGTCTAGATAAATCATTTAAAGTCCTCATTGACTCATTAATTCTGGTTTGAATATCTTGAGGAACAATTATCCCCGTATCTCCATCAGGGTCAGCAGTCACTCCCCCTTCATGCATCACATTTTTATATTCGTTAATAATGCTGTGATCATCGGCGGTAATTCTCTGTCTTCTCAATCCCTTTAAAAATATTCTCTTATATTCTTCTTCCAACTCAGCAGAGGTGCGGTTAGTGGAGATAATAGGGGTAGCGTCATTTAGGTCAGGTTCTTCTAATGCCTCCAGCTCCTTTTGCAGGGCCACTTGTTTTTGTAATGCCCTGACCTCCTCCATAGCCTTTTCTGCATCAAAGATTTTGTCCTCTGCCAGCAAACTTCGTACCTTTGCCTTCTCAGTTTCCAATGCCTGTAATAATTCACGTAACCTTTTACTCATAATAAATCCCATCCTTTCTTATAACTCTAACTCAATTAATAGTTTTTGTTTTAAAAGTTCTCGTTCTTTGTCCTGCTCATTTTTCTTTGAATTTGGTTTTTGGGTTAATAATTCCTTAGGCGTATTTCTATATCTTGTTAATAGGGTTTTATCGATGCATGCTGCTATCTGTTTTTCTTCTTCCACCACATCACAAAAACCGTATTCTAAACATTCATCTGCTGTTAGCCAAGTTTCCTCATCCATAAGTTTTATAATCTCATCTCTTAATAAAGTAGAGCGGTTTTCGTAGGCAGCAATTAAACTTTCCCGAATTTTATCCAGGTCTTCAGCAAGTTTTCTAAACTCTGCCGCATTGCCAATGCCCCAGGTCCAAGGGTTATGGATCATCATCATGGCATTTTTAGGCATAAAAATAGTATCGCCTGCCATAACTACTACACTTGCGATACTTGCTGCTAAGCCATCAATATATACATTTTTATGTGCCTTATGCCTTTTAAGTATGGAGTGGATTGCTTGCCCGGCAAACACATCTCCACCTGGAGAGTTGATGTAGATGTTTAATGTATTTATATCCCCCAAAGCATCTAAATCAGCCTTAAATTCCTTTGGCGTTACTTCATCTCCCCACCAAGTTTCATTTGAGATTTCCCCATAGAGAGTTAATTCTCCAGTGTCTTTATCTAAGGCTTTAAAGTTCCAAAACTTATTTTTCTTCCCTTTCAGTTCCATCACCACCTTTTTTATACTGTTCCCCGGCCATCTCGATAGGCATCATATTGCCATTAATTAATAGTTTATCTCCTCCCGGCAGGGCTTCCATTTCTTCTAAAGCCCTCACTTCATTGGCCGTCATAAAGCCTGATTGGATGGCAATGCGATAGCCTTCGTATCTAGTTTTAGGGTCAGCCCGTAAAATTGCATTTACATTAAATTTTACATAATAGCCTTCCTCTAATTCCCTTTGGGTAAATAATTTATACGTCAGTTCCTGCTCATATCCTGTTAAAATATCCATTAAGGTATCTACATAAAATTCCCGTTGCTGGTGTTCCACATTAGTGTGGGTTGCTCGTTCTAAATCATTTAGCTGATGGTTTTTAACCCCAAAGGCAGCTGCAATTTGCTTTACTGTTAGCTGGGTATTCTCTAAAAACTGGGCATCAGCCATAGTTAGGCTTAATGGTTGAAATTGATACCCCAAAGGTAGTAGTGACACCCTATTTGCATTTTTAAGACCACTAGCCATTTGTTCAAATCTTTCTCTAAACCTTCTTTGGGCTTCCGGACTTAAATCCCCTATATAATGAATAATTCCTTTAGTTTGGAGCCCTGTTTTGAAACTGTTATTTAAATACTCACTTGCTGCCCCGGCATTTTCAATTGTTTTCCTCAGCTGGGTTAAGGGCGTAATCCCTACAATCCCATCACTGGTTAGGCCTTTAAAGTGCAGCATTTCATCTGGATCTATCCTGTATTCAGTGCCTCTATCATCAGTATAGACATACCACAGTTTCCCTTTACCGGGGAGTAAACCTACGTCATCAACGTAAATTTGCATTTTAGCACTATCTAAAGGATAAATCCCTGTTATTTTCCCTGCATTTTTGCCTTTAGTTTCAAACTCTAGCCAGGCATAAGCATTGCCA